CCTTCTGGTGCTTGCCCATCCAGGTGACGACCTGCTGGATGATCGGAATGAGCTTGGTGCCCAACTCGATCGCGAGAACCTGGATGGTCTCCTTGGCTCGGGCGATCTGCGTGTTGAACAGGCCCTGCGTCTGCTTCCAGCCCTCCACATCCTTGGACGCGTGGTTGAACGATGCCGTCACCTTGTCGGTGCGCTCCTTCAGCCCGGCGGTGTTCTCGCCGGTGAGCTGGAGGACGGTGTTCATGCCGATGGCCCCACCGGTCATCTTCTTCAATGCCTCGGTGTAGGTCTTCGAGGCGGGACCGCCGTTCTTGAGCTGGTCGGAGAACCCCCGGCTCTTGTTGACCAGCGCGGCAAACTGCGTGGCGAGGTTGGCCTGGTCGACCGGGAGACCCTTCAGGGTCGAGCGCCAGTCGGAGACGCTGATCTTCCCGTCGAGGAACTGCTTCGCCACGGACTGAAGCGACTTGGGCATCAGGGAGAGCATGTTGTTGGCGGCCTGGGTGGCCTGCGTCGTCTGGTTGAACGAACTGAGCAGCACCTTGCCGCTCGGGCCCATCTTGCTCAGGATCGTCCGGCTCAGCAGGTCAATCGTCCCGGCCAGGCCCCGCTTGTCGGTGCCGAGGTTGAGCGCGACGTTCTGTGCCGAGATGCCGAACTTCGCCATCTCCTGGACGGCGACGTTGTTCGGCGCGGCGAGCTGGCGGATGGTGGAGGCGAGTTCCTGGGTGGCCTCGTTGGCCGAGGTGCCGTGCTGGGTGAGGGTGGCGATGGCGCCACCAATCTCGCCGAAACTGATCTTGTTCGCGGACGCGATCGGGATCACGGTGGAGAGCGCGCTCGAAAACTGCTCCATGGTGATCTTGCCTTCACCGGCAGCGGTCTTCAGGGAGTTCATCACCCGGACGCTGTCGGTGGCCTTGAGGTGGTAGCTCGCCATCACCGAGGTCATGGCGTTGGTGACGTCGGCGAGGTTGGCGTTCTCCTCCTTGGCGCCTTGGGCTGCGGCCTTCAACACCATGAGACCGGCCGCGCCTCGGTACCCGGCCTTCTCGATCGTGTACATGCCGTCGGTGAGGTTCTTGATCCCCGTGCCGGTGTTCGTGGCCAGGGAGAGGATGCCCTTGCGGACGGTGGCGAGACCCTTGGAGGTCTCACCAGCGGCCGTCTGGAGAACCGACGTCTCCGCCTGGAAGTCCCCCGCCATCTTCACCGAGGCGGCGGCGGCGCCCACCGCGATGACCGTGACGCCCTTGCCGACCTTGGCCATGGAAGTGGCGACCGTCTGCGCGCTGGCTCGCAGCCCGGCGGCGGTGCCGTCGAGCTGCGCGCGTGCCGTGCGCATGGAAGCCGCGAGTTCCTGTCCGAACTTCTTGAAGTCGGGCAGGATCTCAACGATTCCCCGGCCGACAACTTCCTCAGCCATCGGGCAGGATCACCCCTTGCGAGAGCAGGAAACTCTGGCTGGCATCCTCGTCGCCAGTCCACCAGATCGGTGCATCCGGGTCGTACTGGACTGCTTCCTCATCGGCCGCATGACCCGGGCTCGCCCAACCGGCGACCCCGAGGCTGTTGTCGAAGTTCTTGCGCACCTGCTCTTCCGTCGACCCCTCGGGGACGTCGAGCATCTGGCACATCTCGTAGTAGACGACGTTCAGGAACTGGGCTGCGGGGAGGGCGGCGAGATCGACACCACGTCCGGCGTGTTGCCCATCGAGGTAGTTCCAGACTCCGGGAGTTGCAGCCCATCCGCAGAGTCGGAGGACTGCTCCGTAGGGCGCATGCCGTACTCGCCGAACAGCCACATGATCACTTCGTTGACCTGCGGGAACTCGATCGGCTTCTCCTGGCTCTTCATCCGCTGCTCGAAGAGCGCGAACGAGGCGGGCAGGAGAAGCTGCCCGAGCACGGTCATCATGGCCTTGATCGCCTGCGTCGGATCGTTGTCGTCCATCGCAGAGAACTCGGCCGTCATGTCCATCATCGTCTGCGCCGGGATGGCCGGTACACAGTCGAAACGATCTCCGTCGATCTCGAACTCGATCGGCTTGCGCGCCTTCGAAAAGTCCTTCATGGGGGCAGCGTAGGTGATCGAAAAGCATGATCGTTCCGGAGAGGCGCCGGAGCTATTTATGCGAACCGGTCGATAGATATCCGGTAGCCCTATGTAGTTTTAGGGAAAGTTACTATTACGTAGGGTAGGAAAGTGCGGAGGTTGCCGTCTCCGGAGCGAACGCGATGGGGGTGGCCCAGTTGGTCCAGCAACTTCTGCGGGGAATAGTGGCTGGTCAGAACTTGATCAGTACGGGAAAGTAACAACGGCGGCCCCGAGGGACCGCCGCTGCCGTATGGGTATACCGGGCTCAGATCGAGCGCAGAGCCTTGAGCAGGAAGTTGTTCGCCTTGGTTCCGGGGTGGTGAACGATCTTCGCGAACACCCGGCCACCGCTCGCTGAATTGAACGAGAGCACGCTCTTCGTACTCGGCCGGATGTCGTGCGGCTTGGTGCCGTCGAGCACGAAGATCGATGCGGGGTGGTCGGAGACGACGATCCCGATGGGGTGGGTGCCCCCGGCCGGGATCGTACGGATCTGGTTCTTCATCGAGCCGGGGGCGAGCAGCCGGGCGTGCGCAGCAACCCGTTCGGTGATCTTCGACACGTAGGCGGCCGAAGATCGCTCCGCCAGGCGGGTCGCCTGACCCGGGTTGATCGTCAGGAAGTCTCCGGGCATCGGCACCTCACCCTCTCGGCAGGCCAATGGTGACCCGCAGCTCCGATCCTACGCACATACCCTGCGGGCCCTGCGCGGTGCGGCGCCCCACGAGGTAATCCCAGATCGTCCCGTCGTCCTTGAGAGCGCAGAGCAGCGCGGCGACCGCCCGCTCCATGATGTTGCCGTCGGTCGCCATCAGCAGCGCGGCAGCCTGGAGGGTGGCGGGGGTCGGCGGCTGGCCGGAGTCAGTCGGCCCCGGCGCGCAGCGGATGAGCTGCATCACGAACTCGCTGGCCTCCTCGGGGGCGTCGCAGTTGCCCTGGATGGTGTTGGACTCCGAGGGGAACACGTCGGTGAGGAAGGTCATCGACCACGAGGTGGCGAGGATTCCGCAGGTGCAGTCGTCCCAGGCGATGGCGCCCGGGACGACTCCACTGCGACAGGGCCGGGCCCCGGCGGGCAGGGCGTTGTAGATCGCAGCGTTGAGCAGCACCGCGAGCTGGTGCCAGCGGTCGTCCCCGGTGATGTAGCCCATCTCACGCTCCCTGCTTCAGCAGCGCCCGGTACTGGCGGCTGTAGGGGCACCGGCACAGCGGCGTCCCGTCGAAGATCACATGCCAGAGCCAGATCACGGGGTCCACGCCCCCACCGTTGCGACGTTGTCGCAGTTCTGGAAGGCGTACCGAGGCGCGCCGGACGACCACCGCAGGGCCGGGCTGGTGCCGGAGGTGGCGTTGGCCATGTCGCCGTTGACGCCCCGGTAGAAGTAGCAGCCCTGGTAGGTAATGCCGCCCCGGGCGACCGCCGCACCGTCGTACTGGTGGTACCCGGCGCCCTGGTGGTTGACGTAGCGGACCGAGGGCATCGTGCCGCCGAACCCCCAGGGGTTCTGGCCGGTGTACTGGTGGAGGTTGTACTCGTAGCTCGCGGTGTTTTGGAGGGACGAGAGGTCGCAGCAGTTGGAGAATTCGACCGAGCCCGTACCCCACGCGCAGGTGATGATCTTCTGGTTGGCCGCCTTGGGCTCGAACCGCACCCCGTCGACCGAGAGCTGGCAGGCGGAGCGGTTGTTGCTGTTGCTCACCGGCATGTTGAACCAGGTGATCGCACCCGAGGTCGAGCTGGCCGCCGACCAGCTCCCGTCCCGGACGTGGATCGCCCCGCCCTTGTCGAACCGGAAGACCGTCCCGCTGGCGAGGGTGAGGCAGCAGTTCTTGATCCAGTAGTTGAGGAACTGGTTCTGCTGGTTGTACGGGCCCTGGATGCCGCCGCACCGGAAGAACGCGTCAGCGAAGACCGAGTTGGACGAGGTGAAGACGTCCTCCAGCACGAACTCGGAGTTGAGGTTCGCGGTCGACCCGCCGTCCAGCCCGAACACCCGCAGCCACGACCCCGAGAACTCCAGGTCCCGCATCCGCCACGCCTCGTTGTAACCCGAGGTGTCCGACAGCGCGTAGACGAAGGAGTTGCCCGCGTTGGCGGACTGGACGGTCATGCCGCTGATCGTGAAGAACCGCAGCCGACGGATCGCGTTGAGCAGCGGCGCGCCCGAGGCATCCCAGTAGATCTTGGTGGTGCGCTTGCCCTGCCCCTCGATCGTGAGCCCTTCGAGCTGTTCGGTGTTGGTGGCCGGGTTGGTGATGATCGGCTGGGTGAGGTGGTATTCCCCCGGCGGGAAGACGAGTCGCTTCTGAACGGCGTTGCCAATCCGGCCGGAGAGCACCGTGGCGACCGCCGCTGCTACGGCGGCGTCGTTGTGGCCCCCGGTGACGGCAACCTCCCACGGCCGGTTGACGGCCGAAGTCGACGACTCCAGCGCAGCCACCCGCGCATCGAGAGCGGCGTCCCGGTCCCGGTCGGTGGCGTCGTCCGCCTCCAGGGCCGAGGTGCGCGCATCGAGAGCAGCGTCCCGCGCGGTGTCATCGGCCGCCCCGGTCTCCAGGGCCGAGGTGCGCGCGCCGAGGTCGGTCGCCTCGCTGGAGAGATCCCCGACCTCGCTGGCGAGAGCGGCGTCCCGCGCGGTGTCGGTGGCATCGTCCGCCTCCAGCGCGGTAGTGCGCGCATCGAGAGCGGCGTCCCGCGCGGTGTCGTCGGCCGCCTCGGTCTCCAGCTCGGAGACGCGCCCCTCCAGCGCCGGGTCATCCCCCGGGCCCGCCTCCAGCGCGGTGACGCGGTCCTCCAGCGCGGCCACCCGGTCCACGGACGGGACCTCGATCGTTCCGGCGTCGGTCATGTGTTGGTCCTCCGGGACAGGGGGCGGTCGACGCTGTAGACGCGGGACCGGCTGGTGAGTCGACTGGGATTGACCGAGGACAGGAACTGGTCCACCAGGTAGAGCCCGGTGATGCCCTCCCGGATGAGCGTGCCGATCTGCGGCAGGTTGATCGTCACGCCCTGCCGGACGAGCTGCTGCACCCCGGCGGGGAGCATGCAGTCCTGGCCGTCCATCGCCTTGAGGATCTGGCAGGCCATCTCGCCGACGGCGAGCTGCCCGCCCACGGGGACCTCGGAGCCGTACGAGGCGGTGACGCTCCACGTGCCGGGCTGGGAGTCGTCCAGAGCGAGGTTGTTGCAGCGGGGCCACCGCTGGCCGTCGGTCCGGACCAGGAGCCGGTTGTTGTCGACGCGGTACGCCCCGGTCGCCATCGGGGTGCCGTCCATCCGCACCATGATGATCTCGCTCACCGGGGAGGGCAGCTCCACCTCGGAGATCTCTGAGCAGGAGCAGCCCCCGGCGCACGACCCACAGCTCAGATCGAACCAGAAGCCGTTCCATCCGGTGCCGTAGGAGAAGCCGGGCGCGGTGTACCCCGCCTCCCAGGGTGTGCCGTACCGGGTCCACCACGCCTGGTCGTAGCACTGGCGGCGGCAGGGCCGGAGCGTCGTTGTGCAGGTGCCGAACTGGCGGCCGGACATCGCCCACAGCAGCTCGGTGGCCGCCTGCGCGGCGTAGCCGGTCGCGGTGGGCGACTTGGCCGAGACATCGCAGATCCAGATCGGGGTCCAGGGCTCGCACGGGCCTGAGCTGAACGTCATGCCCTCTCTCCTCACACGCTCGGAACAGGGCCGACAGGCAGCCGGACGTTGAACTCGATGAGCCACGAGTCGTAGCGCTGCACGCCGTTGCCCACCCAGAACTCGGCCGAGTAGTTCCCGGCGGTGGGGAACTCCACCCCGGTCCAGGTGTAGCCGACGGTTCCGGCCGAGGGCGCGGTGACGGTGGCATCGTAGGTGGTCGGAGCGCCGTACTGCTCCCGGACGGTGAACTTCGCGTTGTAGCCCGAGAGGTCGATCGGCAGACCGTCGCTCCCGAGGAAGGCATACGTCAGCGGAGCGGGCTTCTCGCCCACGACGTACGGGCCCGCCTTGACGGTCGGAGAGGCGTTGGTCATAGGTGGCCCGCTTCCCTTCCTGAGAGCCCGGAGGTGGGCTCTTCTCCTGCGGTTGAGGATACGGGCACCCGGCCGGACAGAGCGCCGCCCTCCTGGCCGTAGAGGACCGTCGGGGCGGGTTCCTGTCCGGCGTAAGCGGTCGCCGGTTCGGTGCCGGAGAGGTCTTCCGTCGCGACCGGCGGCAGGTGCATGTCGAGCGCCACCCCGGCGCCATCGGCGAAGCCCGCGTTCACCATGATCTGGACGAAGGCATCCAGGGCGGCCCCGGCGCCGGAGGCGGTTCCGGAGTTTCCTCCCTGAGAGCCTGTTGCCCCCATCGCGGTACCCGTGGCCACCGGGACGCCTGCGGGAGCGCTGAGCCCAGCGGAGAGGTCGCTCGCGGTAGCGGTCCCGGAGGGGGTGTCGGCTACCGGGCTGGAGGCGAGAACAGCACTGGCGTCGAGAGCGGCGCCGTCGGCCGAGGTGACGTCCGGCAGGGCGGTCGTGCTGCTCTCGGTCTGTGCAGCGCCGTCGGAAGCCATGCCCGTGGCCGAGGCGACTCCAGCGGTGGGGCTGGAGGCGAGCGAGGCGGACACATCGAGCGCGGCGCCGTCGGCCGAGGCGGTCCCGGTCACCGCACCGGCGCCGGACGTTGCGTCGTCCGCCATCCCAGAACCGGACACAGCCTCGGCCACCGCACCCATGCCGGACACGGCCCCGGCCGCCGTACCGGCGCCGGACGGGATGTCCGCCTCCCCGGACATCGAGGTGGTGCCGTCGGCCGCACTGCCGGTACCGGCGGCGACCCCAGCGGTAGGGCTGGAGGCGAGCACGGCGGACACATCGAGCGCGGCGCCCGTGCCAGCGGACAGCCCGGCCGGAGCGGACACCGAGGCGGACGCGTCCGGAGCGGACCCCGTACCGGACACGGTCTCGGCCGAGGCGGCGAGCGTGAGCACGGCGGACGCGTCCGGAGCCGTACCGGACGCAACGGCGACTCCGGGCTGCGCAGTGACGTCGGAGTCGGTAGCAGCGTCGCCCGCCGACCCGGACGCGGAAGCGACGTCGGCCGGGGCGGACAACACGCTGGACATGTCCGCAGCCGCACCCGAGGCGGACGCAGCCCCCGGCAGGCCGGACATCGAGGTGACGCTGTCGGCCGCCGACCCGGCACCGGCGGCGACCCCGGCCGAGGCGGCGAGCGTGAGCACGGCGGTCGCGTCGGCGGCCGACCCGGTACCACTGGCGACATCTGCGTTGGCGGTGGTGGAGGTCGCGGTACTCGCCGTCGCGTCGAGAGCGGCGCCGGTAGCGGCGGCGACCCCAGCCGAGGCGGCGAGCGTGAGCACGGCGGTCGCGTCGGCGGCCGACCCGATACCGGCGGCAACATCAGCGCCAGCGGACAGGTCTCCCCCGGCGGACAGCTCGGGGAAGGCGTCCCCAGCGGTGCCCGTGCCAGCGGACACCCCGGCCGTAGCGGACAGCGACGTCGACACCGAGGCGTCGAGCGCCGCGCCGGTTCCGGAAGGGATTCCGGAGGTTGCCGTGAGGGAGGCGGACGCATCCCCGCCGGTACCCGCGCCAGCGGACACGCCCGGCAGACCGGACAGCGCGGACAGCGCATCCTGAGCGGCACCCTGTCCGGCAGACACGCCCGGCAGACCGGACAGCGCGGCGGACGCGTCAGCGGCCGAGGCGGCGCCGGACGGGGTGTCTGGCAGGGCGGACAGCGCGGCGGACGCGTCCGAAGCGGCGCCGGTGCCGGTGGTGACGTCGGCGTTGGCCGAGACGTTGGTGTTGACCTTGGTCAGAACGACTATGGCGCCGGAGAGCTGGTCCCGCAGGGTGGCGGACGCGGTGTAGCTGAAGGTCGACTCCGTTGTGCCGCCTGCGGTCACCGCGAGGTCGGCCAGGTGCAGGCCACCGCGCGCTCCGGCGGACGCCAGCGTGATGAAGAGGCTGGAGTAGCTGTTGGTCCAGGCGGTGGTGCCGTCAACGACGGAATCGGCCGAGTCCATCGTGATCATCGCAATGGCGAGCCCGGCCGCCGAGATCGTACCCGTGGTCCCCGTGGACCAGGAGGTGACGTTGGTCTCGTCAGTGACGTGGTGGGCTTGCGCCGAGAGCTGCCAGGTAGACCCGGTCACCGCACTGTCGGCGAACTCCCCACACCAGCCGACGTTTCCGGTGGCGGCCGAGGCGGCCCAACTCGGGGAGATCGAGGTCTCGGTGCCGTCGCTGATCTTGTAGTAGAGGTACAGCGTGACCGAGGCCGACGGGTCGCTGTAGATCTGCGTGAACCCGGCGAGCGTGAGGGCCCCGGTATTCTTGTCGCCCGCCATGGCGAACAGCAGCAGGTTCCCGGCGGCCGGGGCGGACCCCATCGTGAGGGTCAGCGAGGTGGAAGCGGACCCGGACTGGCCGGACGCCTTCTTGACGAACGCGACGCTCACGGGGAATCACCGCTCCGGGGTGGAGTCACACGGTGATCTTCATGACCCCGGCGACGTTGAAGACGACCGAGAACGTACCGGCGGTCACCGACTGGGAGCCACCGAGCCAGTTGTAGCACATGCCCTGGTCCTGGATCGTGCCACCGCTGATCGTGTCGTCGTAGATCAGGCAGCCCTCCACCCCGGACAGGGTCGAGACGGCCACGGAGGTGAGGTCGGCGGCGTCCAGCGTGATGACGCCCGCGCTGGCGGCGTTGGTCTTGGAGGTCAGGGCGCGCCCGCCCGCCACCCAGTCCGTACCCGAGGTCTTCTCACCGGCAGTTACCCACTGGGAGGTGGACGAGTTATAACCCGTCGTCGCCAGGGAGGCGAGACCGTCCGGGGTGTTGCCGCCGAAGAGCGCGCACTTCATCGTGTCAGTGAGGTACCCGGTGTACGACGTCGGAGGCGTGCCGCCCGAACCGTTGAAGAGCGGGTTCTTCACCCACTCCTGGAAGATCCGGCTCGCGGTCCAGGCCATGGCTTACCTTCTTCCGTCCATCTGCGCCGTGTCGGCGAAGGCGATGCAGTCATTCGACCCGTCGGGCCGTTCGGTGACCACCGACATGATCGGGCGGCCGTTGCCGTCGTAGTGGACGATCGAGTCGCCCACGTAGTCCTCGCGCTCCACGGCTCGGACCTGGACGTCCGACCCGGCCAGGACCATGGGGGCCATGATCCCGGCCAGCCCGGGGCAGTTGTGGAAGCGGTTCGGCTGAGCGAACGTGACGGCGTAAGCGTCGCAGTTCGGGCAGCTCCACTTCTGTGACTGCCCCAGGATGACGGTCACGTCAGGGTCACCGGCGAGCAGGAGGCCACCGGCGGCGGCGTGGTGGTGATGTTCCACAGCCAGTGGTCGAGGATACCCGTGCCGCCACCTGCCTGGTTGCCGGTGCCGGTCGGCAGCCACGAGGTACCGGTGCCGGGGCCGTCGAACCAGCCGTTGGCCGTCACCGAGGCGGCGCGCGTCTCGGTGATGATCTGGAGGGTGGCCTTGGCGTTCTCGATCGTGTAGCCGTTCACCTTGCCCGCACCGCAGTTCGGGAAGGCGTGGTAGATGTAGCGCTGGAGGCCCGAGGGGTCACAGGCACCGGACCCGGCGACCTGCTGCCACAGTTCCAGGGAGAAGCGGTTGGACGAGATGCCCTCCGCCAGAGCGAAGCCGTAGCCCGTGTTGGTGACGGCCAGCTCGCGCGCCGACATCATGTACGAGGCGCCCGTGGTGTTGACCTCGCAGAAGTCCATGGTGAGCTGAAGCCGCTTGAGGACCGGGTCGTCCTTCTGGTTGACGCAGACGGAGCCGTCGGCGGTCCGCTCGAAGAACTCGGTGCCGTCCTCGTACTGCGGGTCCATCTGGACCTGGACGAACCCCTTGCTGATGATCTGGATGGAACCCGCTCCGGTCACTGGGCTGCCGCAGGCGTCCAGCTTCACCATGCGGTACATGGTGCCCTTGATCGGAGTTGCGCAACTCGCTGTCGTGGCCATGGGTCTTCAACTCCTTACGAGGGGACGCCGAGGGTGACTCGGGCGGCCAGCAGGCAGCACTCGAAGCCGAGTACGTAGGTCCGCTGGGCGATCATGTGGACGGTGTTCTTCGCCCGGTCGAACGAGTCCGGGAACGGCTGCTGCATCTGCACGGCACCCGCATAGCCGAACACGGCACCGGTCGCGTAAACCCAGCTCGTGTTCGCCGGGGCGGCGGCGCCGTCCGGCCCGGAACCGGTGTACCCGGTCCCGATGACCACCTGGTGCCCGGACTTGGTGAAGAGGGTGTCCCCCACCTGCACCAGGAGGTTCCAGGCGAACAGGGTGTCGGCCGCCTCACGGGAGACGTGGATCAGACCCCGGCCGTGGTAGCAATCGTCCAGGGCGGCTTCCAGCTTGCCGAGGGCGATCACGGCGTCATCGTCCGAGCCGGTGGCCACGGGAGACGCTGCGGGCTGGAGGAGGATGTTCGCGCTGTCGTAGAGGGTGGAGGCCGAGGCGAGGTGCGGGAAGACGGTCGTCGTCCCGACACCCCCCGACTTGCCCGCGACGCCTGTCCAGAAGGCGCGCTCCACCTGGTACTGCTCCACCTTGGCCAGGGCGTCGGAGGCGACGGTCTCCGCGTTGGTCAGGCCGACCGGGGAGCAGTCGAACTCGGCATACACCGTGAACGAGGTGGCTCCCCGGTTGGTCTGGACGACGTTGCCGGTCAGGGTCTGCTGAGCCGTGGGAGCGCCCCCGGTGCCGGTGACGGCGATGCACTCGTCCATCACCGTGCCACCGGTGGCGCACTGGTCAACCCAGGTGATCCCGTTCTGCCAGTGGGTACCCTCGGCCGTCGGCTTCTGCACGGCGTCCCACAGGCCGAACGGGAGCGCGGCGAAGGACGGCCCGTCAACGATCTGACGCGGTCCGGCCACGGTCCACCACCCTTCCTGTTACTGCTCGGTGTGCGGGACGGATCAGATCTTGGCGCCGGTGGTGCCGACGGCGAGGTCCCCGCCGACGTTGAAGTTGACCGTGTACTGCCGGGACTCGTGGCCGACCTTGGCCACGAGGTGCGTCTCCTCGGCCCACGCGGCGGTGAAGTCGTTCTCCGCGTTGAGGATCGAGTCGCGCACGACACCGAGGTCCAGCGACATGCCCTGACCGTGGAGGAAGGTACCCGCCGCGTAGAGCATGAAGGTGACCGTCGCGGGCCAGGCAGTGATGGCCGAGGCCGTCGGCAGACCGAACTGGCTCGCACCGCGCACCTGGTAGTCGCTGACGAACTGCGGCCGGACGTTGCGCGAGGTGAACAGGGACATGATCGTCGCGTCCACGACGCTGAGCAGCGTGGTGTCGTCGATACCGGGGCGGTACCCGAGGTCGGAGCGCATCGCCTCCAGCGCCCAGTACGGGTACACGACCTCCAGGATCGCGTCCTCGTCCATGGCGTAGCGGGTGCGGTAGTCCGTCGCGGCGAAGCCCGCAGCGTTGACCAGGCCAGGGACGGCCGAGTTCTTCGTGGTGCCGACCGTGATGGCCGAGGCCGAGGCGGCGACCATCAGGCTGATGAGCCGGGCGTTGATCGCGTGGGCGTAGGCCGACCGGAGCAGCGAGATGAAGTTCTGCGTCTGCTCGGGGTACGCGCTGTCGGTCAGGTTGCCCGCCGTGACGGTGAGGCCGTACGCCTCAAGTCGCTGGGTGAGGAACGAACTGCACGGCACGCGCAGGGTCGGCTTGTTGACCGAACCGGTGACGGTGAGGATGTCGTCGGTCTCGCTCCACAGCCACGGGTCCGAGGCGTTGCTGAACGGCACGGCGAAGCCACCGAAGCCGGTCGCGGTGGCCGAGGCGCCAGCGGTGAAGAACACGTCGCCGATGGCGGGGCTCACGGGGAACTGGAGGCCACCCCGGGTGATGCCGACCGTGGGGAGGTCGATCGCGCGGGGCTGCCCGGCGATGTTGAAGAAGTCGTACATGATCTGCGACGGCGCGCACCAGCCACCACCGGCCACCAGGGCGTCGGCGTTGTCGCCACCCTTGGAGATGAGATCGCGGTAGATCTCCTGCACGTCGAACGGGTTCAGCCGGTCGTCGATCGTGTGGGCGAACTCGTTGCGGATGCGGGCGACGGAGTGGCGGGGCGCCTGGCGGCCGAGAGAGGTCGTCGGGATGTTCGTCACCTTGTCGGTGAACGCCTGGCCGAGGGCCGCGAGGTTGGGCAGGTTCTGGCCGTTGCCGGAGGCGGTGATCGCCAGTGTCGCGGCGGGAGCCTTGGGCTTGGGGGTCTGCGCGGCGGTGGCCGACAGGGAGGCGACGGCGCGAGCACCGGCCTGCGTGTCGAGTCCGTTGCGGCGGTCCCCGAGCACCTGCACGAGAGCGGCGGTCGCGCCCCGGGCGGCGGCGGCGGCGATCGAGTCCTCCCGGGCGGCGTCCATCTTCACGGCGGCGGCGGCGCCCTCGGGCGTGCCCTCGGCCGGTCCGTGGATGGCCTCGGCCAGCTCCGCCATCTGGCGGTCGGCGCGGGACTTCGCTGCGGCGGCGGTCTGGTCGGCGCGGACCTTGCGGGCGGACAGTTCCGCCTTGATCCGGTCGAGGTCTTCCCGGAGGGTCATCGCGTAGGCGACCTGCTCCGGCTCGAAGTCGGTGAGACCGTGGACGCGGTCGAACTCCGCCACGCCCTCGGATTCCAGGTTCTGAAGCTCCTCGTCGGAGACCGTGGTCAGGTCATCCGGGGCGGGGAACAGTGCGGACGGCTCGAACGCCTCGGGCACGGTGGACCTCCGGTAGATACTCGGAGCGCAGGCTGATGGAGACTGATGTTGAACGGGGTCAAAGTAGCAGGCGATTTCGGAAAGACCAAAGATCAATTAGTTAATCGAGCCGGACAATGTAAAGTGAGGCCCCATGAAAACCATGCGAACGATGGCAGCCACTGCCGTAACGACGATCGGTGCCCTGGCGATGGTGGGCTGCGGCGGAAGCCCCAGCGCGCCGCACACCCCCTCGGCCGCGCCGTCAGCACGCCCGGCCGCCACGGCGGCGGCAGCGTCGACCGAGCCCCTGAGCGAGTGGCTTCCGTCGGCGACGGCCATCCTCGATCGGCTGACCGCCGACCTGCACGGGCTTACCGGTGTGATGACCACCGACCCCTCGGCCGTGCCCGGCGACCCGGGTGTGGCCCGGCTGAAGGCGGACGCTCAGGCGGGGCTCGCGCTGCCCGCCCCGGCCGGGAACGCGGCGACGGACGCCGCATGGGACACGGTGATGACCGACTACAGCCACGCGGCGGTCGCCCTGTCGGAGGGGAACCTGACCCAGGCGGTGACCGACCTGGACTCCGCCACGACGGACACGGTGGTCCTCCAGGCGGAGCTGCCGACGGCCTCCTGAACCGGAGAGACGAAAGAGGACCCGCCGGGCGGCGGGTCCTCTTTGCGTTAGGCGGCCGGGCCACCGACCGGGGCGGGCGGCGGAGGCGGCGGGGGCGGCGGCGAACCGCAGCCGCATCCGAGTTCGACGATCAGACGCATGTCACTCACCTCCCCCGTGGACGCGCTTGAAGAGCATGTCCATCACTGTACGGAACGCCTGCTGAATCGTCTCCTCCTCCGACTTGGAGTGGGAGACGGTGGGGCGCCCGGCGGCGACCAGAGCCTCCGGGACACCCGAGGCGACGCGCGCCTTCATCTTCGGCACCGGGAAGCCGGGCACGTTCACCGCGAGCAGCCCCACCATCCGCAGGTGCGCACCGATGCGGCGCCAGTCGCCGGAGACCTGACCCGAGGCGCGCAGCTCGTGCACCAGCGCCGGGTCGGCTCCGGGGCGGATCGAACCCGCGACCCAGATGCCGTGGGCATCGTTGCCGACGGCGACGTCTGCGACCGCGTGACCGGTGTGGTCGTAGTGCTCAGCGGCGGGCTGGTGGCCGTAGCTGAGCGGTGCGTGACCGGTGCCCACGGTGATCTGTCCGACGGCGACCCGGCCGCCATCGGTAACCGTCTCCCCGGTCATGAAGTACGGGTGGCTGTCCTCCTGCGGAGGGGACACGCAGACGTCGGGGTTGCCGATGTGGCAGGAGCCCCACATGGCCGCGTGGCCGTAGACCCGGCCATCGTCCGTGACGGTGATGCCGGTCGGAACGGAGAGCTGCGGGTCCTGGAACCAGCGCAGCGGCGGCGTCCAGTCCTCGCCGCGCAGCCCACCCGAGGCGAGCAGGCCGTCGACCGGCCGAGGCGGTGCGGTGACCGGCTGGAGGACGCCGTCGACCCCGGCGGGAGTGCCGCCTGCGGTGATCGCACCCTCGGGGTCGGTGAGGGCGATGTACGCCTCTGCGAAAGCCGGGATGTCGACGACCGTGGCGGCCCGGATGCGCCCGGCGTGGAAGATGATCTTTTCGGGCTGCGCGAACAGCATGGCGAAGATGTCGTCGTCATCGTCCTCGCCCGCGTTGGCGTCCTTGGGCCAGACCATCTCCACGTCGGCGTCGGCGATGGAGTCGGCGTCGATCGAGACCCCGCGCAGCATCTCGCGCTTGATCTTGTCGTGGACGGTCTGGCCGTCCTCGGTCGACAGGTCGAGCACGCCCTCGCCCATGATCAGGTTGCCCTCGCGGTACACCTTGTCGATGCGGCCGACGTTGACGGCGATCGTCCGGGGCTCGCCACCGTGCGAGTCCTCCTTGTTCCAGCGCAGCGACAGCGGCGGGTCCGCCCAGGTGAGGGCGTTCTCCGCGAACTCCCGGCCATCACCGGTGACCTTGCCCTCGATGGCGAGGGGGCCCTTCCAGGGGGCGGTGTTCTCGTTCTTCGGGTCGGCAGCGGCCGGGTCGGTGGGGTCGAGGGTGGGGTCCGCCGTCGGCGCGAGCGTCGCCTTGTCGGCGAGGGCCAGCTCCACCGCATCCTCCAGCGTGGCCTTCAGCGAGTCGGGGACGGGCTCACCGAGCTGGCTGTAGTGGCTGCGGAGGTGCGCCTTGGCGCGGGCGACGGCGGCCGGGTCGTGACCCTTCAGCGAGCCGACCCGCTGTGCGGCAGCGTGCACGCCGTTCTTGTTGGTGGCGCCCCCGGGCTCGTGGTGCGGGAGGAAGCAGAGCTGCTTGGAGGAGCCGGTGCCCGGGTCGCAGGCGGCAGCGGCGTGCTTGTACTGCTCGTCGGAGAACCGGCTGGCCGCACCATCCCACGGGGCGTCGGACACGGAACCCGAGGCCGTGCCAAAGTGCTCCTCGTCGCCCTCGGGGGCCACGGCCTCCTCGGTCATGTCGTTCTCTTCGAGCCGCTTGTCCTTCTTCGTGCCCTTGTTGGGCTTTCCGCCCAGCTCAGTGGTCATGCTGGTGACTCCTGTCTTGGGGGCTCCGCTGGCAGTACCGCTGGACTCCCACACGGTGATCAGTTCTCCACGGCACCGGCCGCCACCCGCGCAGTCGACGTACCCACCGGCAGGATAGGCCGCATCCGCCTCGTTGAGGTCGGCGAACTGCTTTCCGTCGATCGCGGTGCAGGGCTTGCAGGTGTTCTGGTCCAGCGCCTCGGAGGCGTAGTAGCTGCCGACCGGCGCCGCCCGCAGCACGGTGATCCGGCCGAAGTTCTGCGCCGCCGTGATCGAGGAAGCGAGATCCTGCTGCGCGTAGGCGGGGACGGGCCCGGACAGTTCGAGGTCGATCTGCCGGGCGACGGAAGAGCCGTTGGTGTTGGTCTGGGAGAGCACGATGGCGCGCCCGGAGTAGGCCGAGGCCGTCCGGGAGCCGAGGCGTTCCGCAGTGACCCGCGCGAACCCCTCGATACGTGCGGAGGCGGAGCGTGAGGCGGCTGCGGTGAGCGCCCGGCCCAGGTCCCAGTCCGGGACGTCCACGCCCTGCTGTTCGGCTTCTCGCTGCTGCGCCTCGCCCGCCTGCTGAGCGAAGCGCATCATGTGCTCGGTGAGCACGGTGACGGCCTGCGTGGTGTCGACGGCGAGGCGGGCGAGCTTGTTGTACCGGCCGGAGTCGACCGCAGCGGCAACCTGGTCGTGGAGGTCGGCGTGCTGCGCGGCGAGCACGGCGTTCCAGGCGGAGGTGAGGGAGTCGACGGCTGAGTGCCACTGCGCGTCCTGCGCGCCGAAGTCGACGTGGCTGGCGGTCTCCGTCTCGGTCGGCCGCCGGTGGGTGACGCGGGCCGGGTCCCCGGCGGCGCGCAGCGCGACGTCGCGGTTGAGGGGGATCTCGGTGTCGTCGTCGTCGCCGAAGGAGACCCGCAGCCGGTCGAACGTGACCGGCCCGAGCCGCTTCTCCATCTCCGGCAGCAGCGAGAGGTCGTCGGTGTAGGCGGCACAGATGTGCGCCACCCACGGGCTGTGCGGAGCCGGGAGCGGTGGGTGGTCGTGGCCGGACTCCAGCGCCTCGTACACCAGCTCGTGGTAGTCCTCCAGCGCGTCGCCATCGTGGTCGATGGTGTCGTCGTCGGGGGTGTCGCCGACCGACCACACCCAGCTCGGGTCGGGGGAACCGGCGTTCCAGTGCGCGGCACCGAAGATCTTCGCAGTGAAGACTCCCCAGTCGCCGAAGTCGCCGGACGTGATCATCGACTGAAGGAAGCCGATCAGCTCGCCCCGGGCGTGATCGTCCCAGGCGGCAGCGTCCGGCCCAAGGTAGGCGAGGGTCAGATGAAGCTCCGAGGTGACCTCTCCACCCTTGATTGCCAGGCGAGAGGCGTCCTTTACGGAGGGAACCAAGGCAACCATGCATCCCGAGGTGTGACTACCGTCAGTAGCCAGCTCCGCCTTGCGACGACCGTGCGCCTTCTGCACGTGGTGACCGTGCTGATGGAACGTCTCTACACGCTCCGGGGAGCCCGAGGTGTTCCGGTGCCCGCGCACTCCCGGCGGGAGGATGCCTTCAGGGAAAGCCCAGGGAGTCTCGTCAGGTGACGACGTGGCCATTCGCCCGTCCCTTCCAGGTGTTGATCAGGCCGGGCGTCACAAGCCAGCTCCCGGTATCGAGGTAGGGCACCGCCGCGCCGACGGCCAGGCGGCCGAACGTATCGAGGTGGCATTCGTAGGTGCCGGAGGTGAGCTTGGTCGGCAGGGCAGCGTGCGCCGCGTGGGTGAACGGGCACGAGTAGGCGTGATCCTGGCAGAGGGGTGGGTGCAGCAGCTCCCCGGCCGCGCCGATGCCGAACCGGATGGCGTGGGTGGCGCTGGACTGCTTGAGGATCATCTCGGCTCGGGCCTGGACAGCGGCAGCCGAGGCCGAGGGCTTCGCCGGAGGGGACGGCTTCCCGCCGGAGGGCGGGCCCGGCTTGGCGGGAGGCGGCTTCTCCTCCGTGCCGGGGGAGGCTGCGGGCTGAGCCGGGCCCGGTTCCTTCGAAGAAGTCGGGTTCGTTCCGGAGACGGCCGGAGAGGCAGCCGACGGCAGCACCGGGTCGAGCACCTTCTTCCCGGCGAGGGCGTCCAGCGCCTCGGGCGCGGCGCCCGGGGTATTGCGCAGCATCGCCTTGAGCCCCATGGAGATCAGCTCCTCGGGGGTGGGCTTGTCCGCCTCGTCGAAGCCACCCTCGCGGCGCAGCGCCTCGCCGGACAGCTCCAGCCGGTCGTAGGCGGCCTGCGCGTTCTCGCTGCGGTCCGGGCGCTGGGCAAGCTCCGACATGTCGTACCAGACGACGTACTGCTGGAACTCCTTGGGCTCCATGCCGGACGCCTTCAGCCGGGGCCAGAGGTAGCCCCGGGTGAGGGAGTCGCAGATGATCTCGGCCATGGGAGCGATGTGCGTCTTGAGCGCGTCCTCGTCGAGCAGCCAGGCGGTCCAGTGGTTGGCGGCGGTACGGCCGGTCAGGATCTCCGCCGGGATGTCGAGCTTGTTGGCTAGGCGGTTGATCGCCGTGCTGCGCTTGTCGATGATCTTGTCATCGATCTTCAGCGTGAAGTCGATGTGCTTGATCTTGTCGACGAACTCCGCCGGAACCTTGATCGGGATCGGCACGACGGCCGAGGCCGTACCGGGCGTGCGGATCGCCTCGGCTGCGATCTCGATGAACTCCGCCGTGAACGGGTCCGGTGCGTCGGCGAACTCCTCGCGCACGGGGAACTCGACCTCGTTGGGCAGCAGGAGGATACCGGCCGAGGCGAGGCGGGACAGGTACTGCGCCACGATGTGCCGGTTGACGAGTTCCAGCTCGTTCATGATCGGGAGGGCGGCGCGGGCGGCCGAGTCGGCCAGGTGGTAGAACCGGGCGTGCGGACGCCACACCCGCACCGGCATGGAGTTGGCGGGGAGGTCTTCCCAGGTGATGGAGGGAACGCGCCCGCTCACGACCTGGAACTTGCCACTCTGGACACGGACCTCGTCCACCGAGCGGACCGTCCAAACCTCGCCATCCTCGCTGTCCTGCCCGATGAGGTAGCAGTCCCCCGGTGCGGCGAGCTGGATCGTGAGGTTGCGCATGAGCTGCGACTGGCCACCGACACCACCGGACATCGTCGCGAGGATGTCGGCCGGGGGACCCTGATCGAGGATCGTCGGCTCATCGAGTCCGGGCGCCATCTGCGCGGCGCGCAGGCGCACCCGGCTCAGCATCGAGCCCAGCCAGGTGACCCCGGTGTTGAACTCACCCAGGCTGTCGTAGTAGCGCCAGACCTCGGCCTGCCAGTCCTGCGTGTGCTGGAGGAACTGGGTCTGCGGTCCCTTGACCGGCGCGGCGGCGGCGGTGAGGGCCGCCGGGGCAGGCGCAGCCGAGGCGGTGACCGCCGACGGCTGACGGCGGTTGAGCCCGAACGTGTACCACGGCATGTGCAACTCCCCGGCCCGGTGTCGGGGCCAGAGTACCGTCGATCTCCGTCAGGACCGCGCCGGGGCGGCCGGAGCTAACTCTTCGAGCTGCTGATGTAGGCCGCGCAACCCAAGGCGTCGTACCCCTGCTGCACCACGGCATACGTGTGGTCGTACTCCTTGGGGTCCGGCGAGGCGGCGCGCCCGGCGGCCGACTTGGAGTCCACGAGCAACTGGTACAGCGGGCAGAGCACCTTCTGCCGTTCGACGGTCTGGGAGTAGTCGATCCGGGAGTTGACGTTGGCGATGCTGTGCTGGTTGTTGGAGACCTGGACCCAGCCGAAGGCCATGACGGCCGTCAGCACGAGATCGAGCACGAGGGACGCCCCGATGAGCCAGATGGCCCGGCGGTCGGCCCGGTGCGCCCGAGCCAAGGTGACGAACTGCGTGCCGCCCTCCCGGGTGAAGGATTCGATCTCCCCGAGCAACCTCGCACCGACCGAGATCAGCTCTTCGAGCCGGGCGTCACTGTCCGGGTTCGTCATCGTCTTCTTCCTCCCGGAGCAACCTTGTCTCCTCGGCCAGCTTCGCCGAGAAGGTGCCTAGACCAGCGGAGATGTCCTCCAGCCAGAGTCGCAGCCGCTCAGACTCGGCTACAAGCGCGTCTGTTGGGCTGAGATGGGCCATCGGGGATCAACTCCTGCGCCGTGCAGAGACGTCCGCAACGGCGCGCGTGGCGTCGGCAACCACCTGTGTGGTCCGGGCGATGGTACCAACGTATTCCGTCCGGATCGTCTCGTTGAGACGGCGCAGCTCTTCTTCGAGCCGGTCGGCTCGGGCGGTCTCACGGTCGATGGAGGCCGTCATGCGGAGGAAGAGCACCCGGACAGCAGCGAGCGCCATCAGGGCTACTACCCCGACGGCGCCGTACTGGATCAGCACGTTCGTCACCGGGTCGGCCGGAGGTGGCGCGGCGGCCACGGCGATCACCCATCTCCACATGATCCCCATCATGCGCCGTCCACCTGTCAGCCGGTAGCCGGACAGCAAGGAGCCCACCGCCACGGGGGATGAGGCGGTGGGCTCCGGACCCGGTCGGACAACCGTATGGCCAGCCTAGCCCCCGTAGTGCGAGGTGTCACGGCACCCCGGCACGACGCACGGCCCGGTGAGAGCCCAGCGGAGGTAGGCGTCGAACAGGCGGGACATAAGCGACCTCACAGCACACCAGCCCCGGGCAGGATGAGCCCCGACATCGAGCTGAGCGCAGCGGCGATCTGGTCGCGCCAGACCTCGCCGACGTCCTTGGTCAGGAAGACCGTGACCGTGGCCGAGGTCGTGCGCAGCGTGAGGGCCATGCGCTGCCCACCCGGGGTGTTGACCAGCGCGGTGGTGAGTTCGGCGGGTACCTCGGAGACGAGGCGGTTGCCCATGTCGAAGGGCGCGGACTGCGCCACGGGCGTACTCACGACCACCGCCGAGCGGCGAGCAGCGCCCCGGCGCCCCAGACTGCGGGCCACATGAGCAGCGGCGCCGGGACGCCGACCGAGAACGCTACCCCGACCACGATGCCGAGGGAAACCCAGCCCGAGGCGCACCACGGGCAGCTCAGCAGGTCGGCGAGCCACGTCGGGACCCAGCGGGCCCGGTCGACCCAGCGGGAGTCCTGCTCGCCAACGGGCTCCCCGTGATCGATGACCTGGACGTAGCGCATCCAGGCCGGGTTGCTGTCGGCGTCGGGGACGGTGACCGGTGAGGTCGACTTGGCGAAGAGGGCCTTGGTGTCGCGGGCGCGGTACGCCTCGGCCTCGGCCTCGGTGAGCGGGCGCCACCCACCCACGAGGTGATCGCGCAGCCACAGCACCGGCGGGAAGTCGTCTTTCACGATCAAGCGGGTGAGGCGGTACGTCGCCACGCTCATCAGCATGGCGAGCAGCCATACGGGCATATCAGGTTCTC